ACTACTTGGACTGAAATCATCACCTTCAGTTTCATAGCAGTGTTTTGACTCTGCGTATAATTTGAGAACTTTGAGAAGGTGTTCGTATTTTTGTTGGTCGGTCATCATCCCTTTGTGTGTATGAATGTATTATAAGGCATCAGACGGGTCTTGTGGGAGTGTAGTGTGCCAGTTGTTAAAGTGGCACTTTACTTATCATTTTGAAACCTTTGTGTTGTTTGTATCTTCCATTAAGTGTTCTTGTAAGATTTGCCCTTTTCAAATCATATCTTTTACAAAAATCTCTTAAACTTTTTGTTTTATATGTTATTTTAGTTTCAAGTTCTATTATATGGTATTCATACTCTGCGTTTGATTCTCTTATTCTTTCCTTCAAATCATTGTCAAGTTTTACCCCATATCTTGGGTTATTTTGTTTATGTGTTTTCTTTTGTATCTTACTTTTAGTTTCTTCTGAAAGTAACCTACCATTCATTCCACCAGTATCACTATTATATCCATTCTTAAATGTATCATAAATTCTTATCCAATACATTTCTTTTTCATTTATTAAATCAAAATCACATTCTTCAATCACACCATAAATGAAGTTATTTTTACCATACTTTTTTATAGCACGATGAAATTTATATTGTGAGTTAGAAGACCTACAAAAGTGGTCGTTTATTCTGTATTGTAATTTTTGAATTGTTTGTCCTATGTATTTCTTTCCTGTTGAAATACAATGGACACAATAGATAGTGCCTTTCATTCTACTCTAATTTGACCGCATATGTATTTATATTAAAAAGGAGGAGATTTCTCTCCTCCATCCTGATAGATTGCGGTCAAATCAGGCAATATTATTTATTTACGATCATAGGACAGAGTTGGCACTGGAAGACCATTTTCAGTAGGTACATAGATGGTTACATTACCATTCTTACTGCCATCTTCAATACCAGTGATATACAGATACTGAAGATATTCACGATTGTTCTTCAGCGAATCACCAATAATCTTGTTTGCCTTAGCAACACCTTCAGCACGAATCACCTCTGCTTCAGCAAGTTGTTGTGCCGAATCTTTCTTTGCTTGTGCTTCCAACACTGCTACCTGACGAGTGTATTCTGCTTTCTGCAGTTCTGCTTTACCAGCAAGAGATTGTTGCCACACATTGTATTGTGGACCACCAATAAAGATGAGACCACCAACCACAACCACACCAACAGCAATCAAAACTACTGCAGGGTCAATAAATCCGTTTTGTTTGTTCATTTTTCATTCTCCAGAGTAGATTTCAACAGTTCATTCATAGTGCGTCTAGCACGATAGTTTTGGATAATATCCATCACACAATACCCAAAGGCAAATCCTGCCATAATTGTGGTAATCATTTGGAAGAACCTCCAGTGGGTTTGAAGATAAGATTAGCAAGAAACACGATAGCAAAATTTTGCCAAATAGTCAAAGAGACATTAAACCAAGACAAAATCAGTCCAAGCAATGCTGCTTCAAAAAATAGAGCAGCAACAGCAAGAACAATTACACCAAAAGTAAGACCAAGAGCAGTAGAAGTTTTCATAAGTTAAACGTGAAGAGCAGCAGAGGGGATTTCAATCATTTCGGGGAATTTTTCTTCATAACAATTCATATTATAGCACACCCACTCACCATTGCGATTAAAGAGGTATGCGTATTCCTCACCATCAGACAAATACTCCATCAGAGTTTCATCGTGCCGAGGAGGACAGTCATCACCACGTTGAGAGTAGTATTGAGGACCATATTCTTGTGCTTTGGTCTCACTATTCCAACGGTCTTCAGTCCAGCAGGAACTCATATCACCACCATCAATCAACTCAGCAACTTTCTCCCGAGTGTTGTAGTGAGTTTTCAAAATACGACCCAACCATTCGGGATAACCATCCCAGTGATGATAAACAGAAAGCACAGAACCATTCTTGAGTTCGATGCCGATACGAGAACGAGTAGCCATAATAAATTAAAAATCAGATTTCAGGGTCATCAACACCAAACCAGTCATCTTCTACAACTGGTTCTTCCGTAAAAATATCTTCTAAATCTTCGTAAATATCAAAGTTATCGAGTTCTTCAATTTGCGTTTCGTCAAGAAAAATCCGAGTCATGCACCTCTTTGATTACCTAGTAATCATAGCACGACTCGGATTGGGTGGGGGTATTCAGTGGACGGTTTTCAGACTGGCTCTGGAGTAGGGAAAATGTCTGCAGATTCCTTCACTTCCTTTGGTGAGAATAAGTCAGTTTTTTTAGTTGCTTTCGCAGTAGAAACTTCTTCCAAGATTTCAGTTTCTACAAATACTTCTTCTTTTACAGATTTCTCTGAAAAAATATCAGATACTTTAGTCATTTTTATTTCCATTCTTCAATTATTTAGTAAAAGGAGGCATTTCACCCCCATAGAGTCTCTTGGATTAGAAGGCAGACTTAACCCCCATCTCCCATTCAGGCAGCAACGGTGCTGCGGGAGAATGCAACGATTTTATTCGCTGCGGTGCTGACGTTTTCTGCGTCTGTTTTTTGTCCCGTCAACAGATAAGACCTTTATGCCCCGTCGAAACCAGTGCATCCCCGTGAAGTGGAGATGTGGGGAATCGAACCCCAGTCCGAAACATCAGTATTCCCATCCTCTTGAACAATCTATATATTACTCTTTATTCCCCAAATAGTCAACAAACAAAATCCCATCCAAATGGTCAATCTCGTGTTGAACAATTCTTGCCAACAAACCATCAACTTTTTCGAGAATTGGTTTACCTTTTGCATTCCTATATTTTACTTTAATTGATTCTGGTCTTTTTACATTATCAAACACACCAGGAACACTCAAACACCCTTCTTTAAAATCAACAAGAATATCACTTGCCCAAACTATTTCGGGATTGACTAAAATCCAATCTTCTCCATTATTATCAATAATTATAATTCTTTTACTCACACCAACTTGAGGTGCAGCAATTCCGATGCCATTTTTCTCCCTCATAGTCTTTGCCATATTAAAGCAAAGATACCTTATGGTATCATCTATATTTGCAACTCTTTTTGCTTTATCTCTTAAAACCTTTGACCCAATCGTTTGAAGTTCCATACTTCCTACTGCAATTGGTTATAATGGAGAATAGGGGACTCGAACCCCTCACCCCTGCCGTGCAAAAGCAGTGCTCTACCAAATGAGCTAATTCCCCGTTTTAGTATTTAGAATCAAATACTAATGTCGATGAAAGGACTTGAACCTTCATGGATTGCTCCACTGGAACCTAAACCCAGCGCGTATACCAATTCCGCCACATCGACTTGTTCCTCTGTCTGGGAATCGAACCCAGTTTCAAAGTGCATTGTCTGCCTGTCCTTACCAATAGACTACCAGAGGATTTGGTGGCGGGGGGTGGAGTTGAACCACCTACCTGAAGCTTATGAGACTTCTGTGCAACCGTTACACTTCCCCACTATATGAGTAGTGAGTGCCCACCACTCGCAGAAGACACCTTCTGCAATTTTCACTACATTAGAGGGCAGTGATGATATGATAGAATCAGACATTTCTAACCCTATCAACTGGGGCGGCAGGGATCGAACCTGCGACCTAGATGTTAACAGCATCCCGCTACTACCGCTGAGCTACACCCCAATGTTATTTTTATTATAAATAAGATTAGCATTTAGTGTTAATCTTATGCAATGTGCTTGGCATCTATGTTTAGAAGAAGCAGTTCTCTACAAAGGTAGAGGAAAGTTTTGCTCCAAACAATGTAAGAACAAATACTATGTAGACCAAAGAAGAAAGAATCTCAAGAAAAATAGTATAGCATATAAAGGTGGTTCCTGTCAATGCTGTGGATATAATAAATCTCACTGGGCATTAGAATTTCATCACTTAGATCCCAAGGAAAAGGATTTTCATTTATCTAAAGGTGGACATACTAGAAGTTGGGATAAAGTCAAACAAGAGTTAGACAAATGTATTCTAGTTTGCTCTAACTGTCACGCAGAAATACACGCTGGAGTTAGGAGTCTTTAGAAAGTATATACTCAATAGTGTTTGCAATATCATTCATTGCAACTCTTAAATCTGGTTGTTGTCCAGATTCTTGTTTACATATCGGTCTAGAGTCGTCAGTTAATGACCATCTCCATTGACCCATTTCTTTACAGTACCAAAGATTTACTTTCATCTGATAACTTTAATCATAATGCGGATGAATGTGCATAAACATTGTGATTGAGTATCTACCCAATTTCTGATTTAAATTCCTCTCATTCATTTTTACTTCAGTAACCGAATGTTTTGCCCAAGAAGGAAACATTAACATTGAGTTATTTTTTACTTCAAATGTTTTTCCAATATCATTAAGAATGAGGTCTCCTCCTTCAAAATGTTTTGGTTCTTTGAAAAACCAAAATAACACTGTTACTGATGCAGAATCAGTATGTGGTTCATAATAATCTGCATTTTCATAATAAGATAATAATGTCTTAGAATAATTTGTATTTAGCACTGCTCTATTTGAATAGTGCAATTGACTATATTCCAATATATCATTATCTAAGACTTTTCTAGTTAATCTCCATAATGATGATTTATTCGGATTTGCATAAAAATCACTAATCCAAACACCTTTGTTTTTCTTTTGAAAAACTCCATCTTCTATTGCTGATCGAGTTTCCTCTGGACCATCAAGAATTAATGGATTGTTCAAAAAGTTTAATTCATCAAAGATTAAATTTAATTCGTCTTGATTGAAATAATTTTCTTTATAAAGATAGTGAATTGTGTCCATATAATTAAAAGAAAATTATTTCAAGTCGGGATGATAGGATTCGAACCTACGACCCTCTGTTCCCAAAACAGATGCGCTACCAAGCTGCGCTACATCCCGAGATTGTTTAACAATATATGTATATTGTTAATGGGAAATACTGGATTCGAACCAGTGACTTACCACTTGTAAGGAGGCCACTCTACCACTGAGTTAATTTCCCTGGAGCGGACAATCGGACTCGAACCGACGACATCTAACTTGGAAGGATAGCGTTCTACCACTGAACTATGTCCGCAATTTGTGGGGGATTTCTCCCCCTAAGCATACTTCCTTCACACGGAAGATAAGCATAAGACAGAATCGAAATTCTGTCAAGCCCACGGTCGGACTTGAACCGACGACCTACGGTTTACAAAACCGTTGCTCTATCCAGCTGAGCTACGGAGGCATTTTGCTCACAAGGAGCAACGGAGAGAAGGCGAGTCGAACGCCTAAGGGCTTTAACACCTCAACGCTTTTCAAGAGCGGTTCCGTCACCAATCGGATTGTCTCTCCATAAAATTAAATCAGAGTTAATATGCCAGCATGTATCTTACGATGACAAGGAGAACATATCATAATACATTTTTCAATCTCTGTCAATATAGTTTCCCATTTGTATCCTTTAGATGCAAGTTTAGAAACCTCTTCATATTTATTTGATTCAGTTATGTGATGAAAATCAAAGCAACAAGGTGGATGATAATCTCCACAAATTTCACAACAACCTTTTTCAAGTTTCAATTGATTTAGTTTTTCAACCATCAATTTTTTATTGTTATATTCTCGTTTATATTTAATTTTTTTAAATTCATCAGATTGTTTTTGAGCCCAAAGTCTCTGTGCTTCTCTTTGCTTTTCTTTGTCTTTATATGGCATATTAAATTTTAAGTTTTTAGTTCTAATTTATTTATGAAAATTAGAACTAAATGGAAATAGTTGAATTAACTTTTCCAATATGACAATCATACTATATGTAGCAATGATTGTCAAGCGTTCTCTGGAGGATTTGAACCTCCGACTTCTTGGTTCGTAGCCAAGCACTCTAGTCCACTGAGTTAAGAGAACAGGCACAGGATAGAGGACTTGAACCTCTACTAAAAGTTTTGGAGACTCTCGTGCTACCAATTACACCAATCCTGCTTAGGTGCCCCCAGTCGGATTCGAACCGACATGCATTTCTGCGGTTGATTTTGAGTCAACTGTGTCTACCGTTTCACCACAGGGGCAAGTTCCAGAACTAGGATTCGAACCTAGACGAACACCTTCAAAGGGTGGTGACCTGCCAGTTAGTCGATTCTGGATTAAATCCCATCGAATTCGATGGGATAAGAGTTTAGGGTGGGATTCGAACCCACGATTTTACAGTTTTGCAGACTGTTGCATTTGACCACTCTGCCACCTAAACGGGGTGCCGTATGGGAATTGAACCCATCTAGTCGGTTCCACAAACCGATGCCTTAACCACTAGGCTAACGACACAAGGCAGTAGATAGATTTGAACTATCGACCATAGGCATATGAGACCCGTGCTCTGCCAGACTGAGCTATACTGCCAAGGCGGAAGTGGTTGGATTCGAACCAACGGATGCCCTTAAAGAACATCGGCGGATTAGCAATCCACTGCATTAGACCTCTCTGCCACACTTCCTTAATGTTGCTTTGAAGCAACAATGGAAACAACTGGACTCGAACCAGTGCTCTTTCGATTATCAGTCGAATGCTTTACCAACTAAGCTATGTTTCCAAGGTCGAAGAGGGTGGAGTTGAACCACCGACACCATGCTCTTCAGGCATGTGCTCTACCACCTGAGCTACTCCCCGTTGG